TGTCATGTCCTGGATATCGCCCTGGCGCTGCGCCTTTGCCAATGGAGATACATATTCTATCTCCAGATCTATTCCTTGCATAGATTCCGGTGCAGGCTTAAACGCGCGTTGTCTTTCCAAGATATTATAACTTCTTGTTATGAGAGGCTGTAGAAGCTCCTGGCTTAATCGACCCGTCAGCGGTCCCAGCAATTTCATCTTTTCTTGTGTGCGCTGCACCACTTCTGTTGCAGTCATTTGCGGCCCTGTACCCAGGATCAGCTGATCGACATAGAAGGCAGATCGGATAGCCTGACGCCGCTGCTCTTCCATGTTTAGGCCGAGAGGATTATTCGCACCAATGTTGAGCGGTTCGATCCTGTCTCTGGTGCCTGAACGATAAAAATTCAGGCCACCAGGGACTGTACGGACGGGCAGGAGAAACCCGTCATCAGGCACCAGGAGAGGTGGATCCACCTGCTTTTGCGCAGCTCTGATGGTGACCTCGCACATGCGGTTCAACATCTTAATATCACTGAGCGCCGTCATCGAGGGAGATCTGCCATAGCCAATCTCGGACGAACTTTTACTGTAGCGTGGCGCGCAATATGGAAACTCATCGAAGCCGGATTCACCCAGAACTATCTTTTCTTCGGGCTCTACATAGATCGACGCAAAGGGTTTGTTTTGTGAATTGATCTTTGTGATGTCGCGATCATCGCGTTGAAATACGCAATGCACCAGCTTGATCATCTCATAGGGATCTTTTTCTGCTTTCTTTAGAATTTTACTGCCGAAATCAGCGCCCTCAAATCTCTTGAGTGCAGCGCGTACCGGCATTTTAAATTCACGAAAGACTGTATCGACGCGGCCTTTCTCATCCTCTGACAAGAAGCATTCTTTTATATGGCGTGTGCTAAACCTCAGTTGTTGTTCCTGGTCGGCCTCAACAAACATAACGCCGGTGCCAAAGGTAACCAGATCGATGTAGAGCTCATGGATCTGCTCTTGGAAGTTAGATCTATTGAACGCCTTGTACATGACGTCCTCAACGCCCTGCAGCCACTCCATAGCCTCATCGTCGCTGTTGAGCTCTTCGTTGCTGTAGCGCAGGCTAAACCAGCTTGTACTGCCGTTGGTCAGCATACCGTGCAGAGAAGACGATAAAAGCTCTGCAGCATGAATAGCCGTGCCATCAAACACAAGCTCGCTTCTCTTATCACCGGCACTGCGCACTTTCGTGACATCAGCTTTGCGCGGCACAACAAAATCCGCGATTTCCTGCCAGTGGCTTTCCCAGGTCGATCTCTGGCTTTTCAAAGATCCTAGGCGCCTGATTAGCGTATTTGCGAGCTCATCGGCCATCTAGGATCCCAACAGTGATTTGCGATCAACCGGCGCACTGCCCATAATGCCCTGCGCACTTGTCATAACAGTGCCGGTCTTTCTGCGCTTCTTAGCGGGTTTTCCTGTGCCGTAGCTGACATCTGCAGGGGTCACGGCAGCTGCAGGCTCTGCAGGCGGCATAGACGGTACATCAGCGGCGGTTGCTGGAGATGCCATTGGAGCTGCTGCTCCTGCAGCGGAAGGATCACCGCGACTAAATAAACCGCTTTGCAGGAATTTTGTCGCTGGACCCAGTGGGTTTAAATTTTTAATTAATGGACCGCCCATTAGCTACCCTTTTTCTTTGCGCCGCCAAGCAGGCTGGCATATTCAATCGGTGCATCCTCAATGACGCCCCTGGAGGATGTCATGATCGATGTCTTTTGGTTCTTGCGCTTTTTATTTGTTAGCCGCTCACGGGTGGTCTCAACGAGATTACTGGGCCGCACAACAGCATCCGGCGTGACTGTCGCAACAGGCGCAGGCGGCGGCGGTGGAGCCGGAGGAACCGGTGGCATTTTCGGTCTTAAAAAACCCATTTCACATAACCATCCCTAGTGGATTGTAGCTGCTATCAGCAATCATTTGCGGCGGTCTGCCCTCAAACGATCTGCCTTCCTTTATGCCAACAGCCAGGTATCTAAACGCATCGGCGGCATGTGAAGAAAAATCGTGGACAGGCGTATTCCTAAAGCTTCTAAGCTTCTCATTATAAGCTCTGTGGTAGTGCCTCAGTGATTCCAGGGCAGGCCTGCAGCGCTCTGCATCAAACCAGCACCTGGGCAGGATCATTTTCGCCGCGTGTATTCCATCTTCAAGCGGCAATTTCGGAACCACTCTGAAATTTATGCCGAGATCATAAGCAGTCTCGCGCCTCGATTTTCCGGAGCCCAACTCTCTGACCTCGATGTCATGCGGTGCGTTGTGCGTACCGTAGACATAATCCTTCCGAGCCAGCACCTTCGCATAATGCGGCAAGCCCTCGCCCCTGTTTTCGTAAAAATCAATAATATGAATACTGCGCCCAACGACCTGGGCAAAGAATATGCACGTACTGTCGTTTATTCCTAAATCCCAGAACGTATCTACTTTCGCAGATGGATCATATGGAACAGACGCTATGCGCCCACTTTCCTGCAACTCCTGCAGCTCTTTGCCATAAACAGCACCAGGGACATTCGCCACCCAAGAGCACTCATATTCCTGCGCATACTGATCACTGGTCATCATAGACTGCGCGGCTTCCAGCTCCTCCGGATCGAGGATCCCAGTATCGCTAGCCTTGTACAGCGCGGTGTGCCAATCGTCTTGCTGCTCAGCGGCGCTAAACAGGTCATAGAAGGCGTTGTGGCCTCTAGGCGTACCAATGAACAGAGCATAGCCCTTACGGTCACTCAGAGCAGGCCTGATCACTTCAGGAAACAAGCTCTCAGGCATGTCTGCCATCTCATCGAGCACAACACCGTCACAGTAGATGCCACGCAAGCTCGCGGGGTTCTCAGAGCCCAGCAGCTGTATCCTCGCGCCATTGGGCAAGTCACACCTAAGCTCAGTCTCGTGAAACCGTACCATAGGTATCTTACCGGCAAACGTCTTCAGATAATCAAAGGCGATCTGTTTTGCCTGGCGATAGGTAGGCGCAATGTAAAAGAACCGCGGATTATTCTTAGTGCAAAGAATAGCGTCCCTGAGAAGATGATTAATAGCCATGACAGTCTTACCAGCACGGCGATGCATAACAACAACAGCCCAGCGCTTCTTGCTCAGCGCATCGTGTAGCTCAGCCTGTAGCGGCCTGGGACTGTAGGGGATCTCAATCTTCATGGATCAGGACGGATCCTCTTTATTTCGATAACGCTCTAGGTCACGCACAACAGCGCGAGATGTAATGATCTTCCAAGCTTTGTCGCTGATACCCGCAGGCTTATTAGGGCCGATCACAAGCACTTTCTGCTCTTTGGACTTTGGCTTGGATAGCAATGGTGCAGGCTCAGGTGTGCCAGGTGCCTCTTTGAGATCAAGCAATGTCCTTGCCTGGTTCAACCGGCTTTCACGCAGATCCTCGACGTTGCCTTTGCCCATGCGATTTGCTTTTGAGATTTTGCTCATGTGTGTCCCAGTGAGTGTGAGAGAGTGTGTGGTAACTATCGAAGTGTTTATATGTCTATGACGCCGGCGGGTTGGTTTTGGGGGGGTGGGGGCTGGCGCTCAGGAATCACGGAAATAGCAGAAACAGGGTCGTGACCCGTCATTAATCGCTGCAAATAAAATGACTTACCTCGATCCAAGCACAATCCAAGCACAAACAAAACAAAATCTAAAACTAAACTCTTGCTATGGTTGCTTGCGTATGCCTGACTTCTATCTTAGCGGTAGTGTGGATCGCGCGCGAGTTGTGACTGACGCTGCCTTCACCGCACCGTACATCCACATACAATCTCAACGCACATCTATTCCTCTGCTCCACCCCAGCTGAGCGTGATAGTCCCACTGCTCTGCTTGTTATCCTCTACCTTATCCCTGATGCCTGACGGCTGCAGCTGACGTATGTACTTGTCCTTCTGCTCCACCTCCAGGCGTCTCCTACCTACCTCTGCCATTGCTGCCTTGCTATCGATCGGCAACGGTTGCTCAACCAATGCAATGATATCATCCCGCATGATCTCTGCCTGCAATGATCTGGCTTTGCGATACTCTGTGTAGGCTTCATCTGTATCCTGCACATGTCTCAACACTGTGCGATAATGCGGTAAACCCTCATGTTCTTTGCATATTCTGGTCAGCGCTTTACCATCGGCAAGCTCTTCGCAGATCAGCCGAAACTGTGCTTTTGTAATGCGTGGCATGTGGCTTTCCATAAAAAAAACCAGACCTGGCTATGAGCTGGATCTGGCTTAAAGTTGAGGAGTAGTAAATATGTTGGACGAGCATACCAGCAGATCTAGGCGAACAGTACTGCGAGTATATCTTAATCGTTAACAGTTTCGCTACATTCGCGCAAGCCTTTTAATATTAATCGATCATATGCTTGTCACTTATCGACAAATCTTAAAATACCTTTGCCAATAGTTCCTCATCGTCATCCGGTGGAAGCTTGTAATACAGCCGCACCAATGCGTCATAGTACATGCGTTTAACTGCTCGTGGATCCCTGTTGCCCATCATTTTGCCGAGCCGTGTCCACTTTGGGCCTCGTTCTCTGAACGCTGCTGAGTGCGCTACAGCCCACACCAATCGCCTATCGTCCTCATCCATGTACTTTATGCCTAGAACAAGTGCCTGCTCAAAGCATGTGACGTCTGCAGGTGT